ATTGCTCTAATCTTGCTAAAAACTTTTGAGTTGGCCCATATGCTAAAGGTACTTTAATCTCTTCGGATATATTACCAGCAGAATCAAGATGCTTGATATCGATTCCATTAAAAATACTTCCGAACGCAATAATCGTTCGTCTTAAAATTTCATGGTAAAAGTATTCAAACATACAGATGCCTTATGTAACTTTATTTAGGGTTAAGGATTCCCAAATGGATTTGATTCCGAGAAATCTAAAATTCCATCATTAGCAAAAGTTTCAAAAGTATCATTATCTGGATAATTATTTACTGTGTTATCATCCTCATAAACGCTTATTACATAAGATGCGCTACTTGCTGAACCTACAATAGTCTCTCCAGGTAAGAAGTCTCCAGTGGTATTAGAATATGTAAGAACATTAGTAACAGTATTCCACGTCTTAACTATTCCTGTTACACCACTTGTAGATCCCGTAATAGTTTCCGATCTAACAAATGTTCCAACTCCAGCAGTAGGTGGATCTGAAAGTGTAATTGTAGGAGCAGTTGTATATCCAGCACCAGAATTGGTGATGTAGATTGCAGAAACTGTTCCGGCAGCAGATACAACAGCGACACCAGTAGCAGTTGTTCCACCCGCACCTGGGTTACTAAACGTAACAGTGGGAGCAGTCACATACCCACCTCCACCGCTAGTAACAGTTACAATACCAACAGTATTATCAGAAATTCTTGTGGTTGCTGCAGCACCGACGCCAGGATTAGTGTTAACTCCAACAAATGCAATGCCTGGATTTGCAGTATATCCTGCGCCAGGATCAATCATCATAACTCCTTGAACAACGGAACCTATTTCTGTTCCATCACAATTAACAATATCGTCACGTAGGGTAGATATTCCAGTTGCTGTGGTTCCTGATATAGGAGATGAAATAAAAACGCTGGGTGGATAATTATATTTTTCTCCTCTGTTTGTAATAATGATCCTGCTGATAGCTCCGCTTTCAACTCTTCCAGAGATAGCGGTTGCGGTAGAACCTGATCCGACAAGAGTGAGAGATCTGATATTTCCCTCAGTGTCGAAGGAATCATCGATTTGTTCAATACCAGTATCCAGTATTTCATCTTCTCCTCTGTACAGTTCACAGGTTAATTCGTAAACGTAATTTTTTTGTAACTGATAAAAAGGTTTTTCATGTTCAACAAACTTTATTTCAAAAAGTCTATCCCCAAGTGGAAAATAAATCAAATCACCCTCTTTCGGACGAGTCGCAAGTTCAATAAGAGGTAAATTTGTGATTAATGGTGTGATATATGTTTCAAATCTTTCTTGAGAGATAATTAATTTAATTTCAGATGTTTGTTGAACTCCAAATTTTGATAAAAGAACGGTATTATCGCCATATCCATCAAAATTATCCACATATGCTTCAATGGGATATGATTGATTAAATTCTGATTCAATTACTTCACGAATTATCGAACTTTTTGTTGCATACTGTCTTGGTAAGTAAAATACCTCAACACCATACATTCTTAATTGTTCGTTGATCAAGTCTTGTACAAGACTTTGCTCTCCTTGAGAACCTTGTAAGAAAAAAGGATTTAATACCATCAGCCTATCATGTCAAGGGGTGGAAGTTCATAAGTATTAGACATTTTTTCCATGATTTTGTCTAAATCATTCTGTCCATCTTCATAAATTTGTCTTCCGTTTAGTTCTACTCCACCAGGAAGTTTAACTCCTTGAAACTTCATAAGATTCTGTCCCCACTGACGTTTAATTAAGGCAGTCAGATACGGTTTGATGAAAGAGTCATTGTAAACTCTTGCAAAATCGTTTGGATCGACAGTTCTAAAACAGTCGATAATTATATATTCTCCTGCAGTAACACTTGCCCAGTCAATATCAAGATATAACCTATCCATTCTTTGATTAAATCTTATCTGCTTATGAGTATTCAGTAAGAAATCAAGATCTTCAAGATATGTCTTTGTCATAGCATATGACAACAATTCAGTATTCCCAAAGAAATAAACATCATTTAAGAATAATTGATATTTCACACTAAACATATTGTTTGTGATAGAATTTCCACCAGAAAATTGAAATATCTTATTAACTCCTATAACAGAAGGAGGAATTTGTAAATAATTACTATTTTCTTTATAAGAGAAAGTTGTAGAAGCACCATCAATCGTAGATGAAGCGGTGGTTGTTACGATGCCTGCTTGAGTTACAGATGAAGAAGGACTTCTACCTCTATTAATATCGTCTTGAGTTATTTGATATTTTAGAAATACTTGTCCTACCCCATCGAAATGTCTTTCGTGAAAATATTGAATGGCATCATCAACTAAGTCCTCGATTTGCTCATCTGCAACATTAATTTCGAGAACAGGAGCACCTAACTTTCTTTTGCAGTAGTCTACTAACTCCGCTCTAGTTGATGGTTGAGCCATGTCTATATTTTTTAAGTATTTATGGATCTATGTTAATAACTGACAAAGTCTCTTGTTGCTTATAATAAAGTTTAACAAAAGATTTGGCAATACTTCTCAACATATCTCGATCGTCACATCCATCTATTTCCGATGCAATTTTAGTGTATTCAAAACTTTTAGTTAAGTTTTTAAGTTCAATTTTATCGGGATCCATTGAGTGCCTCCTTGATTAACAGTTTTAACTCAGAGATTTCACTATGAATATTAGCAAGATCTCTTTCAACATTCTGTATTCTAGTACTCTCTTCATGTTTGATGGTTTTATTCATCATATAAGAAGAAAAACCAGATTTATCATCATTGATAATCGCTCCAGTTTCGCTGTCTCTGAGGAGGTTATTATGCCCCTCAACTTTAAGTTTTTTCATTATGCAAGTGCTATCACTCTAAGGTTTCTAATTTTTGGCGGATTTGCCTGATTGTTAGATGTGAGGAGAAGTTTAATTCTGTATGACTTGAAAGAGGGAAGATCATCAATTGTAAATGTATGCTCTCTATAATCTTCCGCAGGTGAAACTTTGGAATCAGAAGATCCATCATTATTTGCAACATCAATAATTTGTCCTCTTTCATCAATATTATTAAATCCAGGGAATAATTCATAGATGGGATTAAAGTTCTGATGATCAGAAATTGCAAATAATCCTCTAATATCAGCATCTTTATTCTTGTAAACATCAACTATAATTTTTAATGATGTTGCTGGATTTTCTAATGAAATTTCTTTAGACAAGTATTGGAAAGCAGTAGGATCAGCATCAATACTATTAACTCTACTGTCAGTTACATAATCAGTAATTACACTATTAACGCGGTTTGAAGTAGTAAGAACACTCATTCTCTGAGTATCAATGACAGGCGAAACCCTGGAATCAGTGGTTCCAAGATTGAGTCTCATTGTCATTGACTTATTACCAGGTAAAGTAGTAAGTTTTGCATCCTCATTTACCTTAGAGGCAATAATTCTTGGGGTAGAGAAATAATTTGGTTTAGAAATTGCAATATCTTCAAATCCCTGATCAATAAATGGAATTTCATTTCCGCTAATAGAAGAACCAGATATAGTTCTTACTTCGGCACTGATATTCGTATTTGTTACTGTTAAGTGTCCAATTTGAGGTGTTAAAATCTCAAAAGGCATATTTTGAGTAGCCTTAGTTTTAGATCCACCAGTGGATTTAGTTTCATTCATGTAAAGAATTGGGAAACTTTCTCCAGTTGAACGTCCAACTCCGCTTGTTCCCATGTCAAGTTTTACCTTATAGGTATCAAATGTACGCGGTTCTGTTGCAGTTACATTATTAAGATCATGAGTTTTATTAATTCTTCTGAGAGATACGCCACCAAGTTCGTACTTATGAACTTTAGTGCCTGCGAGATAGTTCTTTGCAGTGGTGCTGTCAATTCCTCTTTCAGTAATGGTGATAGAGGTTCCAGAAGCAGACTCATATGAAATAATTTCTTCACCAATTCTTAGATAACCTACGTTAGTAGTTCCCACTCCAACATTCTCAAATGTATCAAATCCAGTCGTTGCATCTACAGAAATAGTTGATGTTGAAGAAGCATCTAATGCTGTTGCTAATTTTACTGGGAGAATGTCCGACTCA